TCACATGTATGCAAATATTGCATAATGTAAATTCTTAATGGAAATACCTGTTGAAAAGCATTTACTCATTGCAATACAAATTATGCCGCTCTCGCGATCCATTGTATTTTGTATTTCGGTTCTTTCGTCCGTTGGTGTATCGCCTGTAATGATAAATATTTTCTTTTCTCCACCATTAAAAAGTTTACTTAATTCAGAAATATAATCTAATCGGTCAACCACTATAAGAACATTGCCTGATAGCTTATTAGCAATCTTTTTAATAATTTCATTTCGTGGTGAATAATTAATAATGTAATCAAACTCTGCATTATATTTATCTGTAGGATTTGGTCCTCTTTGAAAAACTGGCATTCTCTGATGTTGACATATTATAACCTTTATTTCAACATCTGTAATTGTTTGCTGCTTGCGTAGTTCGTAAGAGTTTTTCTCATAAAGAATAGGACCAATCTTACCAATAACATTCCAAGATGCTAACAGAGAATCTGGTAAAGTGCCTGTTAAACCATATCTAAAAGGCGTGTTTATGTTATGAATAATTTTACTAATTTTATTTTTCTTCTCATTAATTGTATGAACTTCATCAACAATTACAACATTAAAATCTTTAACAACTGACAGTGTATATTTTTCATCACTTGTTAATATTTGAGAATTAGCAATTATTATATTTTTTGAAAAGTCAGGAAGATTACTATCACCCCATCGAGTTATACAATCTATATTAAACTCATTTACGAATGAGTAGTAAAGCTGATTTAATAATGAAACATTAGGAACTATTATAAGAATTTTATAGTGAGGGTAAGTGTCTAAAAAAGTTTTACATAAGCCTCCTGCAATAAGAGCTTTACCACCACCTGTTGCAACAAGTGAAATGCCTCGACCATTACTAATAAATTCCTTTAAAGAATCTTCTTGGTAATCGTAATAATCGAAATTACTAATCTTGGAAATATCTTTTATTCCTGTAGATGGTTTAAACTGATTTTTGAAATCTTCGGTGAGTTCTATTTTTAATTGAAGATTAAGAGAACGAAGATAATTCTCAATCTCATTCCATAATCCTACTTGAAATGCACCTGCGGGTGTAATAGCATACAATCTAGGAATAAATTTCCTAGATTGATAAGAAGGATTTTTAATAGAAAATTTCTCTCTTACTAATTTAAAAACATTAGGAGAGCATTTTAAATAACCGCTTTTTTTATCAAAGCTTACAATTATCTTTTCAATCACTGTTCCATAAAAATAGGATCAGAAATTTTTATTTTTCTCAACATTTTTAAAACAGAAATTTTATTATTTCGGTTGATAATTTTTTTAACAAAACCTTCTGTGCTAGAAGGTGCTAATGAGTCTAATATAGAAAAACACTCTTCTATATTTTTTACTTTTCTTTTCCTTAAAACAAGTTTTAAGTTCTTTTTTGCAGCTTCATTATACTTCAAATCTTCATACGCAACATATTCAATTTTATTTTTTGGCTTTTCGTCACAAAGTGCTGATAATGAAAAAGTTGTGTGGCAGTTATCTGATGTAGATTTCCAGAACATAAATGAAGGAGATAGTCCTTGTGATATTTGTTCTGTTGATATTACTCCTGATAAACATATATTACCTGTTAAGTTTTTATCAGGAGTAAGAGATGGTGAAGAATAAACCATATTATAGTTGTTCCATTTTCATTAACTCAACAAGATTTTTAAAATCAAATCCCATTTGACTAAAAATTTTATTTACACTACTATCAAGATATTCTACAAGAATTTCTTGTTCACGAATTTTCTTTTGTAATTCTTTGTAATCTCCTTGTGTTTCAAGTTTATTAGATATAACGGCTTTACTCAACTTTAAAGGATTATCCTTGTTCATTACAATATTGATGAAATTATCTTTAAGTTCTACTAAATCAATAAGATGTTTTTTAGCTTTCATTAGTCGAAAAAGCCATTTATGCTTAACATTAGGAGAGGATAATTGCTTTTCCATGATATTTGTAACATCAATACTTGTATCCATCTCTATCTCTTTAGAGTAAGTTTCTAGTAAATCCATTGGTTCTTTTTCTGACATATTTTAAAAATACTATATACATATATAGATTTCAAGTAAATACTATAAAATGACTAAAGATTTTGATAAATTTTTCCAAAAAATATTTTCCGAAATGGCCAATATATTAGTTGCGCCTGAACGTTGGTTGGTTTCTGTTTCAGATGATCAAGATATTGAAAGAAAAGGAAGAGTTGGCGGAAAGTATAAAAAATCCGAAAATACTTTTATAAATAATTTTTTAGAACGACCTGATATTGATTCTTCTTATAAAGCAGGTGGAAAGTATTTTGACGTTAAAAGTGGAGAAATTCTAAACGAAAAGATATTCGAGAATGGGTACATTGATACTTCTAACGGTCCAAAAATGAATGTTGAAAACGAAATTACAGGAGAATATACTCCAGTTGGTAAAAAAGTATTAGTCAATCTATTAACACCTAAAAATTTTCCTTGGAAATGGGTTGACGAAAAAAATGAATCTAAAAATATAAATCGAATAATTAAAAAAGGAGAAGGTAAACCTATATCTAGTATTCCGATTATATCAGTAGAAAGTGGAAAGATTCATGTTTATGCAATAAGGGTTGAATTTAAAAATCCTGTTGTTTTAAAAAATTATCCAGATAGGGGAGAACCTCGTTTAAGACCAACAACTTATGGTTCTGTTAAATTAGGAAATGAATATGGTAGATTTTTTATATACAGTTCAGATAAAGAACATATAGTATATGATCTTATTGTAATAGAGTAAATACTATAAAATGACTAAAGATTTTGATAAAATAGTAAAGATTTTTCTTGAAGAGATTACCATACAACGAAAAGGTTTGTTGCCTGCTGAATGGGAATACTATCCAAATATTTTAGAAGATGATTTAAAAAAAGGTATATTTTTACACGATTGGGATTTAAAAGATTTTCAGCAATTTAAAAAATTATTAAAAATTGCAGATCGTAAAAATCTATATATTTTCGGTCAATCATATCCATATAATACCAATCAGAGAATGAGCGAAAAAGACTCAACCCCCGAAGAGAAAAAAGAAGAATTTAAAAAAGATCAAAACCGTTTAATTTCTATGTATTCAAAATTTGGTTTCGTTCATACATCAGACGGATACATATATCGCCCACCGAATATTCTTAAAGAAGATGGTATGACTGATGCAGGAGTTTTAGGTGCTGATGGTCCATATCCTACAGATGATACGCGAGTCCCATTTACGTTAGGAGTTTATTCAAGAAGAGGTAAAGTAAAAACTAGAAAAACTAGAAAGCGTAAAAAACGGAAGTAAATATCCGATATGAATGAAAACTCTTGGGAAAATGTTCCAGAAGACGTTAGTACGTGGTTTGGCTTTGTTTATCGTATTACTTGTATCTCTAATGGTAAAAAATATATCGGTAAAAAACAGTTTTGGAGCAACCAAAAAAGACCACCACTAAAAGGTCAAAAACGTTCTCGTAGAGTTACAAAAGAAAGTGATTGGAAGAAATATTATGGATCTTCAAATGATTTAAAAGAAGACCTCCAAAAATACGGTAAAGAAAATTTCAAAAGAGAAATTTTAGAACTTACAACATGTAAATGGGAAAGTGCATATCTTGAATTAATGTGGCAGTTAAAAGAAAATGCTATTCTTCGGGAAGATTATTATAATGGCATTATTAATATTCGCCTTAATGGACCTCCTAAAGATTTAGTTGAAAAATACAGAGTCAAATAGTATAGTATCTTATGCTATACAATTTTGAAAACATAGATAAGTTTTTATTTCTTATCGAAAAAGAAATCGTAGATTGTTTATACGAATATAAACTCTTGTCTAAACTAGACCGCAATGCCAAGAAAATTATTTTCTACCTATTTGTTAAACGATTTGGCGATAGAATAACAAGTGATAAAGATTTATTATTTTTCCATGATAACGTTTTCACTGAAACACATGAGTTATTCAAATATTATGATAATGAGAAATTATCGAATTTTCTTAATAAAATATGTAAGAAATTAAAAAATGTTACTAACCGTTTATTCTTTTTAAAGAATAAAATGGATATTCCAGATCAATCTTTAGTTAATGATCTTGAAGGTAGTGTTATTGACGAAGTATTATTACTTAAAAATAAAACCCCAGTAGACCCTAAAAAATTAAAGAGTTTTCTTGATGAAAACTCTTTAAAAGATTTGTTTTTTAATTTAAGTAAAAAAGTTTGTTAATTATTTTTTACCCTTCTTTTGAGTAGAAGGAGTCCAGCCTGTTTTACGCATTGTTCCATAAACATAAGCATCTGTTCTTTTTTCGCCAAGACCTTTTTTCTTAGCTTGTTTTTTTAATTTATTTTCGAGTTCTTTTGGCATAATAAACTACTTACCTTTGCCAATGTTCTTTATTAATTTTCTACACTCCGCAGCATAGCCAGGAGTAAAATCTATGAGATTTGCTTTTTTATACTCAAGAATAAACGGTGAGTGAGTTGCCATAATAATTTGAAAGTGTTCTGATAATTTTGTTAAAACATCAAATAATTCAATTTGCTTAGGAATAGAAAGTGCTTTTTCAGGCTCATCAAGAAGAAGAGTAGTTTTACCATTTCTTGGCAAGCTTTTAATATATTCTACTTCTGTTTGTGCAAGATCTTTATTATTAATATAATGTGGAACTTCTAAAAGACTTGGTGGACTTTGAATCACTTTCATAATCTTGTTAATCTTATGAATGCGATACTGTCCAGAAGAAGGTTTGCTTGCAAGAATTTCCATTTGCTCTGCTTCTGTTGTAATGCCATCTGCGCTTTGTTTTGCATTAGAGAAGAACCAAGTATTGTCGTTCTTTGAAAGTGCCTCAGAATCGTTGTAAAACGTCGGAGAACCATCCCAGTCAACAAAGGCATCAATGCTAGACGGTGTTAAATTGCGATAGCAGTATGGAAAGTGTTTAATATTGTCATATGCAAGTTGTGAAGGTTCAGAAATAGTGCTCCATCCTCCTAAACGTATACCGCAATACCCTGCCATTGTTTTTAGTGCAGTAGATTTACATGAACCTACATTACCAAATAAAATATTCAGTTTATCATTAAATTCAAACTTACGATCTTTTAAATGATCATAGCCCATTACAAATCCACTTTTAAATTCAAAAGATTTTATCATGAGAAGTTTTCTAATTTTGCTCCATCAAAAGTGGTTGTTATGTTATTCAAGATTTTAGCAGAAACATCTTTTTGGTTATTCATTCGGAGAAGGGTTTCAATTAAATTAGAAAATTGATAATACGAAATAATTTCTTCACTACCAATAAACGTATATGGGTTTCTTTCCTCTATAAAATAAGAAGTATTTTTAAGATGATTAATTTGGTCAGGAACACGAACATCTGCACCATTTAAATTAAATGCAACAATAAATGTAAGGTTATTCATAAACACCTCATAATATTTGATTGATGTTCTTTCAATGTTTTGTTCAACAGGAGCAATAAACAAATCAGGAATAATTGCTGCATTAAGATCTGGTAACTCGTAAGACACATCAGGAATCTCTGCTGCAATGTTATCTAAACGAGAGAAAATATCAGTCTCGTCATACATTAAACGATTAGCTCCTGTTTCATGAACATTTGAGCTTAATGCTGTAAATTCATCGTATTGTGAACTAATAATAAGTAATTGCTCATCTATATATTGTTTCGCAGAAACTTTTTCTTTACTAGTTCCAAATGGAGAAGAAAAATCAACACTATGTAAGTGTAGTTCTTCATAAGGTACAGTTTCAAGACCGACCTCTTTTTTTAGTTGTTCTAACCAATAATTTTTATCAAATTTCATATTAATTATTCTGGCAATTCAATTTCTTTAACAACAATACTATTCTTGTCAATATATTGTAAATTATTTAAATATGTTTCTAGTTCGGTTTTATTAAGATTAAGATTCGTTTTATGCCATATTTTTGCATCATCATAACGAAAAAACCCTATATAGTACTTTTTAGTTTTCATATAAAGTATCTATATAGGGTTTTATCTTTAGTCAAGATTTTTTTACAAAATATAAAGCATTTTACGTGGTCTTGTAAAAGATGTGTAAAGAATACGTCTTTTTTCTTCTTCGTTTCGATTCATACCAATATCGCTTTGTATTACAAAACAATTTTCGTATGTGCTGCCTTGTGAGCAGTGTGCAGTAATTGCATAATTATATTTTACTTGTGCAAAGTTTTCCATAAAAGAATAATACTTGCGCCATTTTTTAAGTCTAGAAGAAACTTCTTTTTCATCAACAGCTTCTTTTGCAAGACTACGAAGAGTTAAATTATATCGTTTTTCTTCTTTCTCATGAAGAATATGAATATTATCACACTTATCCATTCCTTGAACAAGGCAATCATAATACATCCACTTATCATTATCGTAAAGTTTCTTTTCTTTAATCTCGATATTTTTTACAACAAGATCTTCGTTTGTTGCAAAAGAAACTTTTTCTTCATCAGTTTTAATTGGGCGATCAACAATAAGCTTTTCGTTAAGAACAATTTTACCTGCATTTGAACCATACTTAAAATTTCTTACAAGCTTGTTATAAAAATCAACAGTAACATTTCGCCATGCAATAACTTTACAATAGTTTGCATCATCATCAAATTTTGAAGAACCAAAGTAATACTGTAATAATTGTTGCAACACTTTATTTTGACTTTCTGAAAGCATTACAACTCCAGAATCGCCAACCATTTCCTTACTGCCAGGAGAAAACTCAAACTCGTTTTTAATAATTTTTTGCGAGTATTTAATAATTGGATTATCTTCTGCTTGACGAACAATTTTGTTTAATCGACAATGACTAATATTATATTCTTTTCGTTTCTCTTCAATCATTGGAATACTCATAGAGTGATTAACAGGATTAATCTGATTACTGTCGCCTACAAAAAGAACTTTAAGTTTACGATAGTTTTGATCTTCCATTTCATTAAAAAGTTGATCAGCAATCATTGAACTTTCGTCAACAATAACAAGTTCAAAAAATGGAAATTTAGTCATTATGTTTTTGTCACGAACAAAAATTTCTTTACCGTCTTTTGTAATCTCATGTTTAAGACCAAGAAGCGAATGTAGTGTAGAAAAAACTATTTGTCCTTTAACAGAAGATGGACACATTTCCATCATTACTTTAAGTGCTTTATGAGTAGGAGATGCCATTGCAATATTTGAAATTTTGCCTTGGTCAAAAACCCATTCAATAAACTTTGATATAGTTGTAGTTTTACCTGTTCCTGCTGCACCTTCCATAAGCATCATATGCTCATTAGATGATGTTAGAAAATCTTTTAGCTTTTCTAAAATTTCTGTTTGATCGTCATTTAGTGTAATTTCGTCCAT